GAGCCCAACGCCGACGGCGTGCGCAAGACGCGCTGGGTTTGCATCCGGAACACCTACGGGGAACTCAAGGCCACGGTCATCAAGACCTTCCAGGACTGGATCCCGGAAGAGGTGTGCCCCATCAAGTTCGACGCCCCGATCGTGGGCTTTATGCGCATCCCGCACCCGGACGGCCAGACCATCATTGAGGCTGAGTTCTTCTTCCTGTCGATGGACCGGCCCAAGGACATTCGCAAGATGCTGTCACTTGAGATGACCGGCGTCTGGATAAACGAGGCTCAGTTCCTCGACCTGAACATCGTCAACGAGGCGGCATCCCGGGCGGTGCAGGCCCGTTACCCATCCGGCAAGGACGGAGGCCCGACGTGGTGCGGGCTCATCATGGATACCAACTCACCGGATGAGGACCACTGGTGGCATGAGTTTGAGCATGGCCAGGATGATGACGGCAACCCGCTCAAGCCGGTCGGTTGGAGTTTCTACGAGCAGCCGGGGGCCTTGGTCGAGGTATCACCCGGTGCGCCGATGTCGCCAGACCTGCAGGCACTGATTGATGCCGGCTATTTCCGTGACTACCTGGGGCGCCGGTTCGTCGCCAACCCCAAAGCTGAGAACGTGAAGAACAACAAGAAGGGCTTTGATGCTTGGTTCGATCAGCTCGGCGGCAAGACGCTCAACTGGGTTCGGTCGCGCATCTGCAACCGATTCGCCACTGTGGCCACCGGCAAGCCGGTCTTCATCGACCACTTCAACCGGGATCTGCATGTCGCCAAGGACAAGCTGGGCCCCATCAAGTCGCTGCCCATCATCATCGGGATGGACTTCGGCCTGACCCCAGCCGCCATCATCGGACAGGTAACCGCCTTCGGGCAGTTGCGCATCCTGGATGAGGTTGTGGCCACCGGCATGGGGATCGAACGATTCATAGATGAGCAACTGTCTCCGCTACTGACCAGCCGCTACGCCAACATGGAGTTCACTATCTGGGGGGACCCAGCAGGTGTGGGCCGCAGTCAGGCAGACGAAACCACCTGCTTCGAGGTGCTTGGCAACAAGGGGATGAACGCAGAGCCTGCGCACACCAACAACCTGATGGCTCGCCTTGAGGGGGTCAGGTGGTGGCTCTCTCGCCTTGTCGGCAAGGGGCAGCCGGCGCTCATCATCAGTCCGCACTGCCGAGTCATCATCAAGGCCTTCGAGACTGGCTACCAGTACAAGCAGCTCAACGTGTCGGGAGCTACCAAGTACACCGACCAGCCAGACAAGAACCAGTATTCCCATCCGGCAGACGCCACCCAGTACCTGTGCCTGGGTGCCATGCCGGAACGTGACCGCAAGAAAACCATCGATAGCAATGCCACCAGGGCAGCGCAGCGCGCCGCCGACTCTGTAACAGGATACTGACACCATGCAAAACCCGACTGAAATCACACTATCCTCTGAGATGGTGGAACAGCTCTCGCCCCTCGATCTGTTTGGTGCCAGTCGCTTTCGCGATATCGAGCATCAGCTGCAGCAGCGCAGCCTTGTTGAGCAGCGTTGGCTTGATGACCTGCGCCAGTATCGTGGGGAGTACGAGCCGGACTTTATCAAGGAACTTGATAAGGCCAAGAAGTCGCAGGCCTTCGTCAACATCACCCGCGAGAAGACCGACGCATGGGCTGCCCAGATGGGGGATATGCTGTTCCCGGTCGATGATAAGAACTACGGGATCGCTCCATCACCGGATCCGAAGCTTTCCATGCTGGCCAAGGGTGTGCAGCAGGGCATGGACGGGCAGCAACAGCCAACGACCGAGGCGCAGCAGGCTGCGGATATGCTGGCCGCTGCCCAGGCCGCCGCGACAGCAATGGAAAAGACGATCGATGACCAGTTGATCGCCTGCGACTACAACGCCGAATCGCGCCGGATGCTGCACTACGCCGCCAAGATAGGTACCGGGATCATCAAAGGGCCCATTGTAGAGAGTGCCATCAAGCAGGCGTGGCTGCCCGGCCAGGATGGCTCATGGTCTGTTGAGATTGTGAAGGACCTCAAGCCAGGGGCTCGCTGCGTGCTGCCATGGGACTTCGTGCCGGATATGGGGGCCACCCGTTGGGACGATTGCGAGTTCGTCTACGAGCGGGAGTATATGACCAAGAAGGAGCTGCGCAGGCTGCTCAATCTGGAGTCTATGGGTTTCATCTCGGATCAGGTTGAAAAGCTTCTGGCGCAAGACCCCTCTTCGACCCGCACCCGTTACGCCGAATTCGTTGACCAGATCCGTTACCTGTGTGGGCTCAATCCAACAAACCAAGACTCCCGGTTTGAGGTCTGGACCTATCACGGCCCGATCCCCGCTGAGGTGCTGCTGGTTGCCGGGGTGGACATCACCGGGATGGAGGGGCGCGAGTTTGATGGCGTTGCCATTTTCTCCGGTGACGTGATCCTGAAGGTGACCATCAACCCGATGGACACCATGGAGTGGCCTTACTCAGTCTATGTCTGCGAACCGGACGAGGGCAGCATCTTCGGCCTGTCCATGCCGTACCTGATGCGCCACCCGCAGCGGATCATTAACAGCGCCTGGCGCGCCATGCTGGACAACGCCGCCAAAACGGTGGGGCCGCAGGTGGTAGTGAACAAGCGCCTGATCACGCCAGTAGATGGCAACTGGGAAGCCACGCCATTCAAAGTGTGGGAAATGGATTCCAACGTGCAATGGGCAGATGTGCAAAAGGCATTCGGGGTGTTCCACTTCGAAAGCCGGCAGAGTGACATGGCCAACATCCTGCAACTGGCGCTCTCCCTGCTCGACCGCGAGGCTGGGGTGCCGATGATAAGCCAGGGTGAGCAGGGGCAGGTGACGCCGACCCTGGGTGGCATGAGTATGCTGATGAACGCCGCCAACGCCGTGCGCCGCCAGCAGGTGAAGGAGTATGACGACAACATCACCAAGCCCATGATCCGGCGCTTCTACAACTGGAATATGCAGTTCGGCGAGGACGCAGCCATCAAGGGCGATTTCGAGGTGCAGGCCAGGGGCACCAGTGCGCTATTGGTCAAGGAGATCCAGACCGCCCAACTGACCCAGATCCTGGACAAGTACACCCAGAACCCGACCTTTGCACCGATGTTCAAGCCGTATGAGGCGATGAAGACCCTGTTTCAGTCCATGCACATCGACAATGCCAAGGTGTTGCGCAGCCAGGAAGAGTACGACGCTGCCATCAAGCAGCAGCAAGAGACTGGACAGCAAGACCCTACCCTCATCAAGTTGCAGATGGAGCAGCAGCTGGCTCAGGCCAAGTTTGACCATGAGACCCAGCTTGCCCAGATGAAGAGTGCCAGCGCCCTGCAGGCGGCACAGATGCAGGCATCACTCAAGCAAATGGAGCTGGAGTTCTCCAGCCAGTACAAGCTTGCCACTATGCAGTTGCAGCATGAGGACAGCCAGCGCCGCGAGCGCATCGAACTGATGAAGCTGGCCCAGGCCAAGCAGATGAGCCAGGCGCAATTGATGATAGAGCTTGAGAAGCTGGACAAGCAGCAGGCTCACGACACACAGAAGTTCATGGCCGAGGTGAAGATGAAGCAGTTCCTGCCGCCTAACGGGAATTACGGGTTGGAGTAGTTGACTTTTCCAGCGGGTGGCACAAAATAGACCCAAGACTGCCAGAGTCTCATTTGCCCCGCTTCGTGCGGGGTTTTGCGTTTCTGGCGCCCACAGCATTCAACCCGGCCATGTGCCGGGTTTTTTATTGGAGCAGGCATGACCAAGCAACTGGACGTTGAGATGGAGCGCGATATCGAGGCGCTGCACCTGACTGCACCGTGCATCACCCCAGAGCAGATCGATGGTCTGATGGCTGGTGTGACTTATCACACCCAGGTAATCCCGGGTACCACGACCACAGTGGCAACCGCCATCGCAGCCAATGGCTTTACTCTGGCGATAGGCATGACGGCCTGCGCCGATCCTGCCAATTTCAATGCTGAGTTTGGCGCCAAGTATGCGATCCGCGATGCCGAATCCAAGGCTCGCGCCGAGTTGTGGAAACTGGAAGGGTGGCGCCTCAAGTGTGAGTTGTCCAAGCCCGTACTGACGGAGGCTGATGCCTTGGCTGATCTGAACGGCACTCCGCGCCCTGATAACCCATCCGTGGTGAGCTGAGACCACCATGCTCACCCGTAGCCAGGACACCAATACCGTCTTGCTGCACCTGCAGGGCCGGCTCAAGCAGCTGCGCTCTGACCTGGAGCAGGACATGGAGCACGAGCAGACCCAGGCCACCCGAGCCCAGATCCGGTTGCTCGACAAGCTCATCAACGATTTCACACCAGCCGAGTAATTCCGGCAAGCCACTTTAGCCCGCCTTGTGCGGGCTTTTTTTTGGAGATTTTACATGGATCACCTGAACGACCAAGCCGCAACAGAAGCCCACCAGGACGCCGCCGCTGGCCGCGATCTGGACGTGTTCGCACAGGCTGCTGGTGCCGCTGACGCGCGTTTGCGTGGTGAGCCCGCAACCAGCGAGCCGCAAAACGACGAGCAGCACGGAGACAATCAGACCGGCGCCACCACTGGCGACGATGAGCAGCATCAACAGGAGGCCGCCTCTGCTGCTGAGCAGCAAGCCGCGTCCGAAGGTGACCTGTTTTCTGATGCATCCCCCGAGCAGCGCGCCTATCTGCAATCGCTGTTAGCTGACCGGGATCGGGAGGCTCAGGCCGCTCGCTCCGCCAACGGTCGCTATGCCGCTACACAGCGGCAACTTGCCGAGAAAGAGCGCCAGTTCAATGAGCAGATCAACAGCATCCAGCAGGCTGACAAGCAGGGGGATGGTAAGGACGCCACCCGCCAACTCGACGCCCTGGAAAGCCGTATCGCAGCGATGCGCGAGGATTACCCCGACATTGCTGACCATATGCAAGGTGTTGCTGATGCTCTGCGCGATGGGCTGCGCAGCGAAATCTCGCAAGTAAAGGAGCCGGTTGCCCAACTGCGTGAGCAGGCAAAGGCCCGTCAGCACGAAGAGCTGATCACCATTGAGACTGACGAGCTGATGCGTCGGCACCCCGATGCTGAAAAGGTTGTGGTGAGTCAGGAGTTTCAAGCCTGGATCGCCCAGCAGCCAGTCTCTTTGCAGGGTATCGCCAACTCTGACAGTGCAGCAGATGCCGATGTGGTGCTGACCCTCTATAAGTCCACCCAGCTCCAAGCTCAAGCCCAACGCAACGCGCAGCGCCAGCGCAAATTGGCAGACATGGCTCCGCTCGGCGGCAGCCAGGGCCGCGCCACGGTGGATACAGGGGATGAGTCCTCTGCATTCAGCCGTGCCGCAGCCGATGCGGATAAGCGACTGGCGCAGCGCAAATACTGATTCAGGAGAGATAAGACATGGCTACTACTACCTACGGGGATATCTCCCCGCGTGTTGGCATTATCGCCGAAGTGAAGATGCTCGAGCACGCCGAGCCGATCCTTGTGTTGCAAAAGTTTGGTGACCCCAAGCCGCAGCCCAAGAATAAGGGTCAAACCGTCAAGTTCCGCCGCCCGGTGCCGTTCGCTGCGGCCACCACTCCGCTGGCCGAGGGTGTTACCCCGTCCAGCCAGAAGATGGCCTACCAAGATGTGACTGTCGGCATGGCGCAATACGGTGCGTGGACCGAGATCACCGATGTGATCGCCGACACCCACGAAGACCCTGTGCTGCAGGATGTGCAAATGCTGCTGGGCGAGCAGGCCGCAGAGACGTTCGAAGTGCTGACCTGGGGTGTTATCTCTGGCGGCACCAGCGTGATCTACGCCAACGGCACCGCCCGTAATGGCGTGAACACCGCGATCAGCCTCAACAAGCTGCGCCTGGCCTCTCGTTCGCTCAAGAAGCAGCGAGCCAAGAAGATCACCAAGATCTTGGCCCCATCCGTCAGCGTGAACACCAAGCCGGTCGAGGCTGCCTTTGTGGTGGTTGCGCACACCGACTGCGACTCTGACATTCGCGGCCTGGCTGGCTTCAAGTCGGTTGCCGAGTATGGCACCCGTCAGCCGCTGTGCCCGGAAGAGATCGGGTCCGTGGAGGAGTTCCGCTTTGTGCTCTCCCCGGTGCTGACCTCTCTGCCGGATGCAGGTGGCGCCAAAGGCACTATGGTGTCCACTGGCGGTACCAGTGCTGACGTGTACCCCATGGTGGTGTTGAGTCAGAACAGCTTTGGCATCGTCCCGCTCAAGGGTAACGGCGGCCCGGGGTCCATCGTACCGATGATCTTGAACCCCAACACCCCGCGTGGTGGTGACCCGCTCGGTCAGCGTGGCTCCGCCTCCTGGAAAAGCTGGTTTGCCGCGGTTCGCCTCAACGAGCTGTGGCTGACCCGTATCGAGGTCGCGGTTACCGCCCTCTAATCCGCAACCAACCATAGGCCCGCCAAGTGCGGGCCTTTTCTTTTTCTGGAGAAAAGCACCATGGAATTGATCGACCTCAACAACGCCGCACCTGCCGACTTGCGCAAATACCTGTCCGAGAACTTCGGCATCGACAAGGCTGCCAATACCAGCCGTGACAAGCTGGTTGCCGAGATCATCGAGCAGGAGCAGGCGAATGGCGTCAACCGCGACGCAAGTACCGCCCCGAGCGCGGAAGCGATTACCGGTGCCCCCACCACTGAGCAGCGCGAAATCAACGCAACCAAGCGCGTCAAGATTCGGATTTCCCGTGATCCCCAAAGTCGCGGCAATGATGATGTGTACGCCTCCGTCAATGGTGTCGCCTACATCATCAAGCGTGAAACCGTGGCCGAGGTGCCGGAGCCCGTTTACCAGGTGCTGATGCAGGCTACCGAGATGCGCTACGAGCAGCACGACGACGGCTCCCTCATCCCTCGCACCGTGCAGTCCTACCCGGTCAGCCTGGTCGGCTAATCATGACCTTCCTCGAGTTGTGCCAGCGGCTGCGGGCCGAGTGCCAGGATCT